TCCGATGTTAGCACAAATAATGCTGAAAAATTGTATGAAGCAATAAAGGCACTTAGGTATTCTTCGGAAGAAGTTAGTGACCCCTTCGCTAAAAAATTCAAAGGCAATGTATTAGAAGCATTATTAGAATCACCCGAACTTATGATTAAGTTTGTCCACTATGCTATTAGAGAAGATGATAAGGCACTACCAAAAGAAGCATATTCAATTAAAGATATGAAACCGGATGACATCACAGAAGGACTTATGGGATTAGACCTAGAAGTAGATGATGTTGCACTTTACATTATAGAACATTATGGTGATGGTAAAGACTCTAAAAAAGTAGAGGCTAAAGTAAAAGCCGCTATGAATATGTTAGAATTAATATTCTTATCTAAAAACACTAAAGAAGAGTGGGCTGAATTAGAAGACATAGATACAGATATGGATGAAGAAAAAGCCACTAAAGATAAGGAACAAGACGATAAAGTTATTCTAAAAGAAAAGAAGTCCGATGAAGAAAAAGCCCAAAGTGATTTCATAATCCCTAACAAACCAATGTATAGAATATTTACAATAGAAGATATGAACGAACTAAAGGGATTTAGTGGTGAGTTTTATGTTCAAGAAAAATACGATGGTTTTAGAATTCAATTACATAAAATAGATAAGAATATAAAAGTCTATGATTATACAGGAAAAGACATTACATCAAAGTGTAAAGAAGCAGTTGAGGAACTAAAGAAAAAACATTTTGGTGATTGTATCTTAGATGCTTCTTTAGTTTTATTTGACGGAGAAGATTCTCTTAAAAGAAAAGAAGCCGCAGAATACTTAGAGGGAAAAAGAGAAGGCAAGGTTAGAATTCATGTGTTTGACATTATGAGACACAATGAAGAAAACCTCATGGAAGATACGCTACAAAATAGAATGCAAATAATGTTTAACAACTATTCTATACATTCTAGTGAGGACTTAACATTCCCATCTAAAAAAGATACTAGGGTTGCAGACAGCCTAAAAGATGTTGAAGAATATGCTAAGAAAATTATGGAAATACCAACAGCAGAAGGGGCTATGATTAAAGATTCTACATCTACATATTTCTTGGGAACGAAAAAGAATCCTAAGTGGATTCGTTGGAAACCATTTGTAGAACTAGATTTAATTGTTCTTGATAAAAAGAAAAACGGTTCTAACTTTTCTTACAAATTAGGGGCAGGGCCGGTTGAAGAAGGAGATGAAAAGATAGAAGGAGTAAACTATCTTGAAGTTGGTAGTGCTACTAACACTAAAGTTTCAGCAGATGTTGGAGAAGTAGTTAGAGTCTCTATTGATAAGGTAAAAGAAGTCAAGGGTAAGCCTGTAGTTTATTCCGCAAAGATAACTGAGATTGCAGAAAGTAAAACACCGGATAAATTAGTTACATTACAAATGCTAATCAATGATACTGACAAGTCTCTCAAATATAATGTAGAAGAAGTAGAGAAAGGCATTGTAATTACTGACCATATTCACGGTGAGGCTAGCATTATAATTAAGAGCGATATGGATGGTTTTACTATCTATGGCTTTGAGCAAGATAATCTAATGGCTAAAAATGCCTTAATGGATTTAGACTTGTGGAAAGAACAAGCAGAAGAGATAATGAAAACGAAACAATCTAAACTTACTGTTGCTATATTTAATTACTTGAAAGAGAAAGGAGCAAAGACTCCTAAAGAAGTTCACAACTTTTTGGTAAAGAATAATAAAAAAGAATATCAAGATATATTAGAAAGCAAAGAAAGTAGAGTTAAGGATTGGTTTGAAAATAGAGATGGAATATCCTTTGATGCTAAAACAAAAAAGTTGTTTGCCGAGCATGATAAGATATTAATGGACACTATCAAGAAAGAATATGAGACACCTGAAAAATACAGAAGTGGCGAGTTTAAAATATATCTTAGAGACGACGATAGCCTAAACATAGTAATGAAGTTAGGTGATGAAAGCATTAATTGGATGGTTAGATTAGATTCACAAGATGATGTCTTTGAACTATTTGGCAAGGCAGGGAAGTTCCCTGCTATTGTTGCTAAGAACATATCCAAGCGTAAATTGATTGATAGTGGTGATGTTAAGTTAGGTGTTCAAAAGGAAGGCTATCACGAATATTTCTTAGAGGGTAATAAGTTTGAAACTAAACTTCATGTTAGAATGCTTGAAGTTAAAGGAAAGAAAATGTGGCTAGCATGGACAGGCTATGAACAAAAACCTGCTGATACTGATGCTGATAAAGGATTATGGAATATTTATGAAGATAAATATAGTAGTCTTGAATTACCTCCAAAAGAGGATTAATTGTTTAAAATAACCGTGTGTATTATATATTAAAAGGAAATTTTTTCCCTTTGAGCGAAATGGCATCGGCAGTTCTAGCAACTAGGAATGATGGGTTTACCATCCTTAAGGCTAGAAGTGACGACTTAATGATTGGCGGCTATGCTAGCATTGAAATTGTTGATAAGCAAAATGATTTAATTACACTATCTGCTTTGAAAGAAGCAGTTGTTAAGTTCATGAAAGATTCTAAATTTAGAAATGTCATGACAAACCATTCCAATGTTCAAGTTGGAGAAGTTGTGGATTCTTATAGAGACAGCACAGGTAGACTTTGGAAATCTGAAGTAGATGATGTTGGTTTCTTTGTAGTAATTAAACTACGAGATGATATAGAAAAAGCCAAAGAAGTTGGCAGAAACATTCGCAAAGGGTCATTAAGGTCTTTTAGCATAGGAGGTCAAGCCCTCCAAAAAGTAAAGAAAAGTAATGAAAACTTGGGTGAGTATAATGAAATCAGCAAGTTAGAATTGCATGAAATTACTATATGCGAAAAAGGAATTAACCCCGAAGCGAGATTCGATATTTTGAAACAAGATAAAGGAGACAATAATATGAGTGATAAACTGGAAAAAGCCCTAGCAGAACTAGACACTTTGCTAGAAGAAGTAAATACGCTTCGTAAAGAAGAAGAGGCTCTTGATGAAAAGGGTATGAAAGAAACAGAAATGGCTGATGATGACATGGAGAGAGGAGACTACGGCATGGACAAAGAAGATGAAGAAGACATGGATGCAGAAGATGAGAAGGGAATGGGAGAATACCAAGATGAAGAAGCAAAGGCTTACTTGAGAACTCTTGATGGTGCAGGAAACCAAATTGGAGAACCTGCTGACCGTATTGTTATTAACAACGGTAAGCCAACTTCATCCGACATGCCTGTTGTAAAGGCATTTAACAATGGAGAATTTGATACTCTTGATTTGTCAGTTGGAAACATTGAGAAAGCATATGAGGCTTTCCGACAAGAACAACTTGAATCACTTGCTTATGACAACCTAAAGAAGTCTTTTGAAGCAAGATTCGCAAGAGAAGTTTCAACAAGAGAGAATGTTATCGCAAAGCAAAACTATGATGCACAAAGCGAGATTGCTTCTCTTAAAGATGAATTTACACAACTAAGGAAATCTTTGACAGCAGAAAAGGAAACTATCCTAAAGGCTCAAGAAGAATCCGCAATTAAACTCCCAAGTATGGATGAGATGGCTGAAATGGATTGGTCGGACATTCACAAAATGGTAGGAGGAATTTAAGATGACAGGTTATATTAACACAATCGCAGATTTAGAAGCAAGCACATATGGAATAAACAATCTACCTGCCGGTAACGCTCTTTTGAAGCAAGCCGGTGCTATTGGTGGAATACACACAGGACATGATGGTTCTCCATCATTCTCCGGTAGTGCTGTTAGTGATGTATCAGCACTTTACAACATTGTTTACGGACAGAAAGTTTGGTCTATGTTGAATAGAGAAGTTAATGCTCTTTCAATGATTTCAAAGAGGCCATATTCTTCTAGTGGTTGGAGAGTTCTAAAGTCACGACCTGCCGGTGGAAGCGGTAACTTGTTTACTGTTGATGCAAGCGGAACAGAAAACTTAGCAGAACTAGGTTCGGATAGCCCAAGAGCAGATATGATTGGTGGTGTTCCTGAAAATGCAGGACTTTCAACAGCACAAGATGGACTTGGCCCAATTGCACCAACTTATGCACAACTCAACATGAGTCCTAAAGTAGTTGCACATCAATTTGATTTCAGTGAACTTGCTATGGAAATGGCACAAATTGATGATGGTATTGGCGATATTAGAGCGCAAATGCGTGAAGATATGGGTAAGCATCACGCTGAAGTTCAAAACAAAATGTTGGTTATGCCACTAGAGCATTATGGTGAATCATCCGCTATGCCAAATATCGGAAACAACTATACTTCTCTAAACAAGGTTATTACCTCAAGAGCAGAACTACTAGCAATTGACGGTGGAGTTATCGCTACTGATACAACTTCCGCTTCTAACGCTCTAGGAAAGATTTACGGTAGTGAGAGATTTACTGCGGCATCTTTCCTTGATGCAGAAGTAGACTTTGGTAGTGGATATGCGGCAGGAGATGTTCGTTCACTAACTCTAACAAGACTAAATGATATGATTAGAAACCTAAGACTAGCCGGTGGTTCTCCAAAGGTTATTCTAACAGGTTATGATACTATTCAAGCACTTGCTGACTTACTACAAAGCCAAGAAAGATTCATGGACAGAAAAGAAGTCGTGCCAACTGTAAACGGTGTTAGAGGAGTTAAAGGTCAAGAAGTTGGATTTAGAGTAGCAACATACTACGATATTCCACTAATACCTGTTAAGGATATGTGCCAAACAGGTAGTGCTTCAACAAAACTAAGTGATTTACTATTCCTTGATACAGACCATTTGTGGCTATCGGTTATGAAACCAACACAATACTTTGAAGATGGTATCGCCAATGGAAACCCATTCGGTGTTGGAACTCTAGGTAACAGGGCTTTGTATCGAACAATTGGTGAAGTCGGATGTTCCTTCTTCAAGGGTCAAGGAAAGATAACAAACATACAGTGAGGAAAAAAAGGAGAGGATATATATGGCATTTGCAACAGTAATACATTTAGAAATGAATTTAGAAGGAAACAGAAAGATAGTTTGTGGTCAAACTACTTCGGATAGCACCGATGGAAACATTGAAACTGGGCTATCACTAGTTGAAAGTCTTGTATTTACCCACAAGGGAAGTGCAGAAGAAGCGGCAACAGCAGTAGTTAATGCAGATTTACCACTAGAAAGTGGTGATGTAGCAATACATTGTGTTAGCGGTGATGTAGTTTATTTCATGGCTATTGGACAGTAAGGTGATTAATAATGACACATACAGTAGCATTATTACCTGACCATAATGGCATTACACGACCTAAAGTTAGCGGTAATGAATATGTAGTTGATGGTTATGTTAGAGTAACAGACGCAACAAGCGGTGGAGAAGTAATAGAGGCTAGTTCTTTCGGACTAAGCACAGTTCATTGTGTAGCAATAACCGGAAACGGTCTTTCTGCTACTTACCAAGCCTATGTTGAAGTAGGAAACCATCCTGTAAATTCCGCAGGTGAATATGAAAGTAGCACACAATTTGCATTAGTTTTTGTAGCAAACGACGGAACAAATGCGGCCGCTACCGGAAATATTACTGACATGAGCGTAAGAGTAAGAGTTTGGGGCAACCTTTGAGGTGGCTTGATTGGTAACAGTTAGATTATCTGATAATTCAAAAATCGGTAGACTTAACATTACACCAAAGCAAGAAATAACAAGGAAAGAAGAAGCGACAGTCTCGGTAAAATGGGCTGTCCTTCGTCTTTCCGACCCAAATTATTTCTTTACTTTCGGTGAAGAAGACCGTGAAGAGTTATTAGCACTTAATGAAAAACTTGTTCTAATGGGTTGTAAGGAAACAGGTAAGGATATTTCAACTGCTAAACAATTAGCAGATGAACTTCTCCCTAAGAAAGAGAAGCCTAAGCCTAAACCTAAACCAAAGCCTAAACCAAAAGCAAAAACTCCTTCTAAAACAAAGAAAGAGTAATCGCTACATTAAATAGGTGGAGTCTATCTCCGTCAATTGAACAGGTGAGAGTATGACAGGCATAGGCGGTTGTAGAAGTAGTGGCGTATTAGGTGCAAGTGCGGTTGTAAGCAATGAAGGTGCTAAGTTAATTAGCATTCATGCGGCAATCACAATTGCTTCTAATGCGGCAGTTACAGTTAAGGTTTTCAACGGAACAGATAACACAGGAACAGAAGTTGCTAGAATACATCATGCAGTTACAGGACATTACAATCTTGAATACGATATGCATGGTGTTTTGTGTAGAAACGGAATATTTTTGGAAGTAACAGAAGCAGGAATTTCTACAGCCAATGTTTCAGTCGAGTTCAACTGAGGTTTTATTATGGCGGCACTAAGTCAAGATACAAGGTTGATTATGACAATTTTATTTGTCGGAACAGTTAGCGGAGCGAATGTATATTTCTATTCTACATATGGAATGAACTTTCCTTATACGGCATTAGCACATTCTGTTTTGTTTGGTCTTATTACAGTTGGTGGAATAATGGTTATGAAAGCATTGTTTGACCTATCACTAAATGATAAGATTGAGATTAGGTTACTAGACAGACAAATAGAAAATCACTTCCAAAGACTACAAAGGGAAGAACAAATCAAGGCTAAACTACAAGAAAGCATGAAGCAATACGGAACAGTAAGGCGTGAATCATGGCGAGGCGGAGTAATGGCTAACGAAGAATACGACGACAATACAATAGGTAATGAATTCTTAGCGACTATACAACAATAGGTTGTGGTTGATTGGTCTTTGGCGACATAATGGGCTTTAGTGAGTCCGACTATGTGTATAATCAAAGTCGGGCGCATTCAGCAGATATGTTCTTTATAAAAATGAAGATGTATTTTTGGGGTTCTTGTGCGGCCTTATCATCGTTTTTGATAGGTAATATCATGGGAGTCTTTGACATCAATATAATGGGTTGGATTATAGAGAGGGCTAAGGATATTTGGGGGCATTAATATGTGGAAAAATATTCTTAAAAATTATGTCTCTATTGCTAATCAATTGTTAAAAGATTTAGAATATTTTAAACCTAAAATAGTGGGTTCGGTTGGTAAAAAGGAAGACCCAAAAGATATTGATTTGTTGTTTCCTTTAGATGTAGATTGGGATAAACTAAATAAAAAATTAAATGAGTTAGGTTGGAAATTGAGATATGCGGATGAAGATGAGTTTAACGGTGAGATTTTTTGGAACTATGAAAAACAAATAGACGGGGATTTTGTAGGTTTAGATGTATTCATAGGTGAATAAAATGGATATTTGGGGGCATTAATATGTGGAAAAATATTTTAAAAGCACCTTACAAAATACAATCAAAAGATTATGTTAATGCTTACAGTAAGTTGTTTCAAGGAACACAGGGAAAAGAAGATACTCGATATTGGACTCCTTCTTTAGATGAAGCATTAATTTATGCTTTTTTTGGTTCTAAAATTTATTCAATAAAAGATGAAGGAAAACCCATGATAAAGCAAGCCTTGAAAACAAATAAAGAAAAATGGCTAGAAGGCGAT